TCAAGAAGTAACTGATGAGATTCAAAAAGTTTATCCAGGTGGAAGAGTAGTATATCATTCAATTTCAGAATTTACTCCTGGACAACCTTTAATTCAAGCGTTTGGATATCAAGGTGGAAGTGCTGCAAAACCAGGAGCAAATAAAAATTATGTAAAACCTATGGGAGAAGAAGTTGAGGTTGATGAGGATTGGCAAAAAGTTAATCGTCAAGATAGAACTGATGGATTAAGTCAAGCAGCTGTCAATGCTTATCGTAGAGAAAATCCAGGTTCAAAACTTCAAACTGCGGTAACAGAGAAAAAACCAAAAGGTAAAAGAGCAAAACGTCGTCTTGCATTCTGTCGTAGAATGAAAGGAATGAAAGAAAGATTGACTTCTTCCGAAACTGCAAGAGACCCAGATTCAAGAATTAACAGAGCACTTCGACGCTGGAATTGTAACTGATAAGTAGGTTTTATTATGAGTGATGTATATCTTGGTAATCCGCTTTTAAAAAAAGCAAATACTCCGATTGAATTTACACAAGAACAAATTTTAGAATTTGTTAAGTGTAAAGACGATCCAGTTTATTTTGCCAAAAATTATGTGCAAATTGTTACTCTTGATCATGGATTACAACCTTTTAAAATGTATCCTTTTCAGGAAAAACTTGTAAATCGTTTTCATGAACACAGATTTAATATCTGTAAGATGCCACGACAAACAGGAAAGTCAACAACAGTAGTTTCCTTTCTTTTACATTTTGCAGTATTTAATGATAATGTAAATATAGGTATACTTGCAAATAAGGCGGCAACCGCAAGGGAACTTCTGGATCGCCTACAAACCGCATATGAGAATTTACCCAAATGGATGCAGCAGGGTATTATCTCTTGGAATAAAGGTTCTCTTGAACTTGAGAACGGAAGTAAAATCTTGGCTGCTTCTACTTCTGCTTCTGCGGTTCGTGGTATGTCATTCAATATTTTATTTTTGGACGAATTTGCGTTCGTTCCAAATCACATCGCAGATTCATTTTTTGCATCAGTTTATCCTACTATTACTTCAGGTAAAAATACAAAAGTAATTATTGTATCTACACCACATGGTATGAATCATTTCTACCGTATGTGGCATGATGCGGAGAAAGGTAAAAATGAATATATCTTTACAGATGTTCACTGGAGTGAAGTACCTGGTAGAGATGAAGAATGGAAGAAGCAAACTATTGCGAACACTTCCGAACAACAATTCAAAGTTGAGTTTGAATGCGAATTTTTAGGTTCTGTTGATACTCTTATCGCACCAAGTAAACTCAGAACCCTCGTCTATGATGCCCCCAAGACTCGCAGCGCGGGTTTAGATGTTTATGAAGATCCTAAGGAGAATCATGACTACTTAATCACTGTAGACGTTGCTAGAGGGGTAGGAAATGATTACTCAGCATTTACCGTAGTTGACATCACGCAGTTTCCACACAAGGTTGTAGCAAAGTATAGGAATAATGAAATTAAACCAATGCTTTTTCCAAGTATAATAGAGGAAGTTGGAAAAAGTTATAACGAAGCATATATTTTGTGTGAAGTAAATGATGTTGGAGATCAAGTAGCAAGTATTCTCCAATATGATTTGGAATATAAAAATCTTCTCATGTGTTCCATGAGAGGAAGAGCAGGTCAGATTGTTGGGCAAGGATTTTCTGGAAAGAAAACTCAACTTGGAGTTAAGATGTCCAAAACTGTAAAAAAGGTTGGGTGCTTAAACCTCAAAACAATGATTGAGGAAAATAAACTATTTTTGAATGATTATGAAATTATCAGTGAGTTAACTACATTCATTCAAAAACACAATTCCTTTGAAGCAGAAGAGGGATGTAATGACGATTTGGCAATGTGTCTTGTGATTTATGCCTGGTTGGTTGCACAGGATTATTTTAAAGAACTTACAGATCAAGACGTAAGAAAACGTTTATATGAAGAACAAAAAAATCAAATAGAACAAGACATGGCACCATTTGGATTTATATCTGATGGATTGGATTCGGAAAGTTTTGTCGATGATGAAGGAGACAGGTGGTTTGTTGATGAATATGGAGATCGTTCATATATGTGGGAATACATGTGATGGAATTAGATAATCAAATAAAATTAGGACATTTATTATTATCAGATAGAAAATGCAGAACTTGTGGCAAAATGAAAAATTTGATAGAAAGTTTTTATAGAACGCGAAAAGATAGAGGTCCAGTTGCCTCCTCTTTTTCTTATGAATGTAAAGAGTGTACTATCAAAAGAATAGTTGCAAATAAAATGGCATCTAAAGTTTTAGATAAGTGGGAATATCCTGATTGGTAATTCACGTCACGTTTCCCCCGTGAAAAGTAACTTTTTAATAAATATTTTTTAGATAAACTGAGACTTTCAGGAGAAAAACATGGCGACTCCTCAATTATCTCCCGGTGTAATTACGAGAGAAGTTGATCTTACCGTAGGGAGAGCTGATAACGTACTTGCTAATGTCGGAGCTATTGCTGGTCCCTTTGCAATTGGACCAGTAAATCAAGCAATTGATATTACAACAGAACAAGAGCTCATCAATACCTTTGGAAAACCAATTTCGACGGACACTCAATATGAATATTGGATGAGTGCTTCTTCTTTCTTAAGCTATGGTGGCATCCTGAAAGTTGTTAGAGCAGATGGAACTACCCTCAATAACTCAAATGCTGGAGTTGGAGCTGCAGCAACAACAAGTGCCAAAGTTAAAAACTTTGATGACTATAATGCTAACTGGGCATCTGATTCAGTTGCATTTACATATGCAGCAAAAAATCCAGGAACTTGGGCAAACAACCTAAAAGTATGCTTCATTGACGATTTAGCAGATCAAATCATTGGCATCAACACAACCAACCTTTCTGCATTAGGTGCTCAAGTTGGATATGGTGTTACAACAGCACTGAGCGGAACTTTAGCCGGTGCTGGAACATTAACATCTATCGATGGATATCTCAAAGGAATTATCACTGGAGTATCAACTGATTCTACAAACGGAAATAGTACCATTTCTGTAAAGGTTGTTTCTAGAGTTTCTGGTGGAGGAACTGAAACTTCAATCGATTATATTCAATCAAATTCTCTTTCTTCATTTGAATCAACTGACACGTTATACTTTGTTAATAATTCTGGAGTAACTTCTACAACTACAGGAACAGCAACCACCGTATCTGATTGGTACGATCAACAAACTCTTGGATTGACTAATTCGACAGTTTATTGGAAGCAAATTGCATCAAAACCAGTTACCAATCAGTACAGCGCAACCAGAAATGGTAAAAATGATGCAATGCACATTGTTGTTGTAGATGATACTGGCTCTATAACTGGCGTACAAGGTAATATTCTTGAAAAGCATATTAGTATTTCGAAATCCGCAGATTCAGTATCAGCCGTCAATTCACCTCAAAAAATCTGGTATAAGAATTATCTTGCCAATGCTTCAAATTATGTTTATGCTGGTGGTAATCCATCAAGTGCTGCAGATTCTTATTGGGGAACAAATCCAGTAGCAACAGGATTCTCTACCGCATTTACAAAATATACAACTGCACAGGGATTATGGGGACAAAATGCACAAGGAGTTGTCTTTAGTGCAATTGGAAATAAAACATATACTTTGACTGGTGGTGTAAATTATTCGGCAGGTGGCGGATTTACTGCAACTCTAGGTGATTTGGTTACTGCATACGACTTATTCTCCAACAAAGATGAAATTTCAGTTAATTACTTAATAAGTGGACCTGGACTTTCTACAGAATCGGAGTCACAAGCAAAAGCAAATCAATTGATATCTATCGCAGAATCCAGAAAAGATTGCATGGCAGTCATTTCTCCACATAGAGCAAATGTTGTTGATGTAACAAATTCTTCAACACAAACTACAAATGTTGTAAGATTCTTTAGTGCTCTATCAAGTTCTTCATATGCAGTTTTTGATAGTGGATACAAGTATACCTATGATAGATTCAATAATCTGTTTAGATATATTCCATGCAATGGTGATGTTGCTGGACTTATGGTAAGAACTGATATTGAGCAGTTCCCATGGTATTCTCCTGCTGGGCAGCAAAGAGGTGTTTTAAATAACGCAATCAAACTTGCGTATAATCCTTCAAAAGCACAAAGAGATTCTCTATATGAGGCAAGAGTAAACTCAATTATTAATCAACCAGGAACAGGTGTTCTTCTATTCGGAGACAAGACTGGACTAACTTATGCTTCTGCATTTGATAGAATTAATGTTAGAAGATTATTCTTAACCGTTGAAAAAGCACTTGAGACTGTTGCTCAAGGACAACTATTTGAATTTAATGATGAAATAACAAGAACAAACTTTGTTAACATTGTTGAACCATACCTAAGAGATGTTCAAGCAAAGAGAGGTCTTTTTGATTTTAGAGTGATTTGCGATCAGTCAAATAACACTCCAGAGGTAATTGATAACAATGAATTTAGAGCTGATATCTTCTTAAAACCAACCAAGTCAATTAATTATGTAACATTGACTTTCGTTGCTACCAGAACTGGTATCAGTTTTGAAGAAGTAACAGGAAGAGTTTGATTTTAAATT